TCATCTTTGGTCTAGTCTAGCCCTTCGTGCCAATCAACATCAACCTTGAACTGCCCAAAGTGCGGGAGCAATAGCCGCGTCATCTCTATCAACAAGAAAAAGCCAGGAGAAATTCGTCGTTACAGGAAATGCACCGTCTGTGACCACAAGTTTGTGACCACTCAAGGCCCTGAAGAGATCGCACAACGAAAACAGATTCTTTATCGCAAGGGCGAAGACCAGCAAAATTCAAAACTGACGGAAGATACCGTGCGTGAAATGCGTGAATTTGCTGCTGGTGGCGCTAGCTCGTTTGAATGCGGCTTAGCTTTTGATGTAGCGCAATCAACTGCATATAAAGCAATTGTTGGACGGTCTTGGCAACACGTCCAATAACAACTTCAATACAACCGATAAGAAGTTGGCCCCATTGTTTCTGGTTTTGCCAAATTAAACTGTTGCAAAACTAAATAACCAAACGCATCAAATGCGTGGTCAACTCCTAAATTCTTGTTTGGTAGCCCTGTTCCAGGTGCATACGTCAGTGTTCGCAGCGATTTAATTAGGTTTTTACACCTTGGATGCACTACCGTCCTTCGCGCTCCAGATGCATCCATTAATGCAGTGTTGACTGCTGTGATCTTGTCGCGGATCTTCCATGGTGCTCTTGGTGTTTGGACCGTAAATCCACTGCGACGCAAAATTGCATGGTCTGTTACACCTACCCCACTTGTTTTTCGTGCGCCGCCTGTAGGGTCAGGACAAGCAATAATTCTTCGATCTACGCCATATCTACGTGTAACTTCTTCGGCAAAATCCCAGGTTGTTGCACCGCCCGTCAACATAATCTCGTCAAATACATATAACGTCTCGCCATCTTTGACCGCGCAAATACCACTCATTGGATCGACGTTAAAGTCAACTCCAAGTAGTAATGGCTGAATCTTGATGTCTTTGGCTTCTTGAGAGATGTTCTCATCACCAAAGCTGATCGCAACAAGTCCCGTTAAATTCTCGAAGCTAGCCTCAAATTCTTGACGGAATGTTCTCGTGTCAAGTTGGGCGCGGGCAGCTTCCACTTCATGCTTGCTGACATTACCCCCGTCAATCGTCGTATAACTCCATCGTTCCCACAACCCTGTCTCGTCCTCCGGTACATAACACCACAAGTCATAAAACCAACTAGCTGTACCGTCCGGCGTTGAGATAAATAATGCCCAACCCTCCTTGTCCGCTAACGCAGGTCGAATAACTTCAAACCATACGTCCGAACTCATAAAGGCAGCCTCATCCAATACCACCCCGGACAAACTGCGGCCCCGCAAAGCCATTGCGTTCTCTGTTCCCTTCAACTCGATCGTTGATCCATTAATTAACTCAAGTCGTAGGTCGGTCTCGTTCTTACTCTTGATCCAAACTTGTGGCACAAGCTTCTTTAATGCTCGCCACGCAATGTCCTTTGCCATCCGATACGTCGGAGCACAATAAAAAAATGTCTCCCCAGGGCGATTGATCGCTCCACGCACCAATTCAACACAAGACAAATACGATTTACCGAAGCGGCGTCCTGCTACTAGGACTCGAAAACGTTTTTCACAGGAAAATACTTGCCCTTGAGCCCATCGAAGCTCAATTGGTGCGGTTTTTTGGCTCATAAATGCCACATTACACAGATTCTTGACCCCTGCCCCCCTTAATCAGAGGCTAGAAGCCTTTCTACCAGTTAAGATCTTGGAAAAGGTCGTATCAAGCATGACTCAAGACGAACGCCGCTCCAATAATGCAAAAGAGGACCGTGTGCGGCGTTTATATCGTCGGCAACTTGAAGGGTTGTCGGCTAGGGCGCTTGTTTATGAGCACGTTGAACGTGAACAGGTCAGCATCAATACCGCTTGGCGTGATTGGGCTGAAGTAAAGCTTCTCGTTGATGAAGACTGGAAGTCTGACCGCGAAAATATGTTGGCGCGACTCCAGCACATGCGTACCAAACTGTTTAATCAGGCGATCAAGAAGGGGCAGTTGCAGACCGCAAGCCAGGTGCTGGATTCCATTGGACGCGTAATTGGTGAGTCCACTGAAACCGTCAACATCCAAGCGCCTGATCTGACTATCAAAATTCAGGACAAGCGCGACTGATACGACCGCAAAACTCAACCCCCACCCCCGCCTCCACTAAATGTGGGGGCTTTTTTATTACAAGAGAACTATTTAACGGATATATGTTTGGGGTACCCGCTTGCTGATAAGCCGATTATAAACTGCAACACTACCCCCGTCTGTATAAACTGATACAGTATTGGGTATATGAACAATTGTAACAATATAACTTTAATACAGTGCTAGGCCATCCCAATGCCTTATACTGTATGCATGAGGGAGGACACCATAGTCACCTCACCACATAGCCAATGGCGAACCACTTCCGACTAGGTCGGCGGATGCTCCTCCCGTGACGAGACAGCCTCGCCAGTGCTGGCGCGTGAAATTAGCACTTCTGGGAGTGATCACACATTATCGCCAGCCAGGCCGGGCTCCTCCCGCGCCAAGCGGCAGCGATTGTCAGCCCCTTAGCGGGCACCTAGGCCACTCCCAGAGAATGCACCAAAACCACTCAATCACTAAACCAAAATGGCTCACGTCGTAGTTTGTTACCAGGGGATCAAAGCAGGCTGGCAGCCAGTAGGCCGTCCCAATGCAAAGGCAGACGCTCAACGTCTTGCAACGCTACGGGCTCGGATCAACCCGAACAGGCTCTACCGCATCGCAGCTTTAGCGCCTGAGCTACCCAGCTTCGTTTGATCGTGTCAAACATTACCCAGGCCGCAGTCATCCGCTCTGTACTCCCTGAAGTACATGAGCGGGTTTCCGCCGGTACGTTCGATGATGAAGAACTATACATAGCTCTTTGTCAGATCGTTCGGATGGAATCAGAGACACGTTCCGACGCTGAATGCGAGGAACTAGCTGATAAGGTTCACACCTTGATCACCGCTAAAATCGCCTAATCGATGCCCGGCTTAGGCCGGGCTTATTCCCCTTTCGTACCAACAAACAACAACACCATGGACCACAAAGTCACCCATCGTTTCGACGCTTCCGGTTGCCGTTTATCGCTTCGAGCTTTCGAGATTGAAGCAAGGACGGCGACGGGTAGCGTTGAGTTACGGAGTATTGGCAAAGAGATTCTTAGGAGTTCAATCCTCGATTATGTTTCCGCTGAGAGGTGGAACGATGACGGGAGGGATCACCTAGAGGATGTGATCAAGCACGCGACGGAAGCGATCCGCAAGATCGACGAAGCTGCGGAAGCTGCCAAGAACTAAGGAATCGCCCGGCTCTGCCGGGCTTTCCTCTTGTCTGTTAGTATTCTAGAGAACCAATTAACCACACTATGCAAACTTACAAAATCGTTCGCTGGTTTAATCCGACCTTGCATAAGCAAACCCGCACGATCAAAACAGGTTTAACAGAAGATCAAGCGCAAGCACACTGCAGCCATCCCGACACTCGCAAGGCTGAGGTTTGGTTTGACTGTTACGTCAAGGAGTAACCACTCCGACAGCACACTGGCTGGCCTAACGGCTAGCCCTTTTTTTATCCGTACCAATCAATCACATCATGATGCTCTGCTCCGGTCCGCTCATTCGCACGAAATTTATCGGGCCCACTACTCACCGATGCTCGCGAATCACGGCTTCGCATAAGCGAGACAATGATCAAACCTGGCGAGCGACGCTCGAATGGGACAACGACCTCGACGCAATGGAAAACGCGAAAGCCGCAGCACTGGCCTTGATCGAAACGTCTCCAATGGCTGAATGGCAAGTTCAGCTTTTAGCCAGTGGATACGATCAAGACCACTATTATTTCATCGCGTCATCCGTACCAACACAATCAACCCCGGCTTAGGCCGGGCCTTTTTTTTATTCAATCAACTAACCAACCATGAACACTCTCTATCGTGCGCCACTCCTTGATCCTGAGACTAAGGAACTTTCTAATGATCACTATCGGGTAATGACCACCGCCCAGTGGTGGAAACTTGCCATGTGGTCAATGGAGACAGGTAAAGACGTTGAGACCCTATTGCGAGAATTTGATCCAATAGCAGAGGAGGAAACACGCACAACTATCCGACTGGCAGGCATTATTCCAACCTGTGGAATGCCTGGATGCCTTGATTCTGACGGATCGGTCCACACTTAAACCACCGCACCAACAGCACCAGACCCTATCAGAAAGCATTTTATGTCTTACGGTTACAGGTCACCAACTCTCCCTATTCACATTACCTGGAAGGTCTTCCGAAAATTCACTGACATCAACTTTCCTGCATACATCCAGCGACAAGATTTAGGTGTTTATGAGCATAAAGAACAGGTGCGGGAAGCTATCTTTAACTTTGAAAGGAAGTTTCCCGGCTCGTTCGTCACCAGCGAGGTTCTTTACAACGGAAAACCTCTTTACAGAAACGACCCCAGCTAGGGGTCTTTTTTTATGCCTTGCTGTTGACGGTTAATCAATATTGATACTATATTGGACGAGTAGTAAACACTACAACCAATGAACCAACGCGATCAAGTCTTCCATATCTGCCAGTTCACGGCAGAGCGTGGAAATGAAGTGGTCTATCAAATCGACTCTCAAGCCGACGCTGACGACTACTGCGAACTTAAAAACGCAAAATTAAGCGCAAGAGGCATCCCTAGCAATGTCACTTGTTGGTTCACCACTGGACCGCACCAAAACACATCACGATTCAACTAATGAACAACTCCGACGACTTCATGCTTCCTAACGAGCTGGAGCCAGCATGGCCACCATCTGACGATGACATCGACGCCATGGAGCTGGACGCCTACGACCGCCAGAAACTCCAAGATCTAATCGATCATGAGCTATTTATGGACGAAATGGCAGGCGTTCCAACACCACAAGAACTAAACCCAAACCTCAAATGAAAGAACTCACAGCCGAATGGACAGGCGTAACGCTTCAAGACTTTATTGAACTCGACAGCGAGGATCTGGCTCACATTGAGCACCTGTTAACGGACGAATGCGCTTGTACGCCTAAAACCGAAATCCTGCTAGCCAAGATTCGGATCCTCCAGCACTGCACCCTTTAATTTTTTTGTCCAACTCTTCTAACTCTTACAACTCAACAAATGTCAACCCAACAGGAAGTCCAAGCCCGCCTCAGTTACACAAGAGCAATGCTGGAAAGGGGTATCCGTACCGCTTCAGTCGCCACAATGGTTAGCGCCAAATTTTGCGTCTCACGTTCCACTGCATACAACGACATCACAGCTTCACAAGCTGAGATCGACTTGAGCGAGGACGGACCAAGCTTGGAGGAGTCTTCCGAACCAATCAACACCAATAGCGTCCTAGCGATGCTTCAGCACCGCCTGGAGGTGTCTGTGGCTACTGGTGACGACAAAGCAGTATGCAGCTTAATTAAAGCTATGAACCAAGCCAAACAATGGAATGGGTACAACACCCAGTCCGTATCACCCTTCGCCTAACGCACCAATGAACGTCAACACTGAATCCGGTGGCTTCCTGATCGCAAGCTTGGGACGCTACACAAGCAAAACGGAGAAGATCATCTTCTTCAAAACCAGAGCTGGTTCTCTGGTTAGCAGCTACTACATCAGCACCTTCAATGCAATCAAAGAAGGTGTTGGTTTGATGCTGTCTAACTCTTGCGATCCTGATCAAGTTATCGATGCTGATCAAGTCGCCAAATGTAAAACTTTCATCCGTAACCACTCATGACTTATCACTATTTACCAAAAGAAGAATATGAGGTTTACAAGCTTGAAAGAATACTAAAGCAGCTTGAAGGCATCGTTAATCGTGAAAATAAACGGCATGAAATGGATCAACATCTTCATAGTCACACGACAGAGCTCCTTGAGCTGGAGTTAATACCAGCTCTTGAAGCTGAAGTAAATTACGACCCAACACCAGACACAGCCTACGATTTCTTCCACTAATGAATCAAGAACTGATTACACAAGAGCTAGAAATAGCTAAACTCCAGCAGATTCTCGAAGAACTCCAGTCCATTATTGAGCGTGAAAAAAAGCGCCATATGATGGATGAACACCTCACACATTCAATGCGAGATCTTCTTGAATATGAGATCATCCCAATGCTTGAAGCTGAAGTGTATTACGACCCAACACCACAGTATTGATCAATGAACAAAGAACTAATCTCACGCCAACAAGCCGACCGTGCCATCAACCAATTACTTTCTGTCATCATCGGCAGAAAGCAAGCGATAGCCTCCAATCATCTTGAAAACTATATTCCAGAACGTTTGGAATTTAGTCTTAAATTGATTGCTCAAGAAATGGAGGCCGACATAAAATTAAATGACCCTGAAATAGTTGGCGCTGCCTTGAGTAGATCTCAACGCAAACTTTCTAGCGTTCAATCATTAAAGGTTTTGTCTACCTTAATTAGAGAGGTTGAGTGGTCATGACTAGCTTTTCTAGTTGGTCTAAAAGACCAGAAGAGATGCGAGCAGCCGCCAAAACTAGGGCGATTGCTGCGCTCCATCAAAAACACAGTAAAGGGCTTACTACCCTTGAACGTGCTTACCTTCATGCCCTAAAAACTGGCCGCCTTGATATTGATGATTAACAATATGGCCAGCTAACTTCTAGCTCTTCCTCCCATGAATGGCCGCTTATCGGACGTTCCAATATATAAGCAGTCAGCAGATGTTTCATCTCTATGAATGGGATTTCGACTTCTGCGGCTGCTTTTGCCACATTCTTTTTGCCGCGATAACAAAGGTCTAATGCTTCTTCAAGCTTCATCCCACCGCTCCAGCAACCACCATCGCCATATATCGGTCCATACGCTCTTGCCACCTAACCTCGCAGCCACGCATCTCTAGTTCGCTAAGCATCCGCAGCTGAATGGTCCCATTAGGTTTGCCGATAATTACCGCTCCACCACCAACACGGATGCCAGCTCTTTCATATAAAGCGAGGCTATAAGCACCAAGCTGGTCCTGGTGATCCTTTAACCAGGCTTCGGGCTTGTCTGTCTCCCTGCCGCTCGTCTTGAAGTCGCAGATCGTTAGTCCTAGCTCTGTGTCCAGTAAGGCGTCTGCTGTTCCAGCAAAGCCTGATGAATGGCTAACACTAAATTCCGAGGCATGAATGGCCGTTACCGCTCCACTCACCAGCCACTCGGATAAACCTCTGGCGTACTCACGGGCTGCCCACGATACCTTCGGCGCTCCTTTCTCTGACTTCTTAAGTGCCCAGGTGGTGATGGCTTTTGGAGGACGTGCCAAACCATCATCCCAAACC